GGAGGCGAGTCTCAGTGGGTCGATGGTGATTTTGTTCGATTTCGATATGGACTACCTGAAAAAATAGGTGGTTGGAATCAACTTACAATTCAAAATAAAACTTTACCAGGGGTTGCTAGAGCACAGCATGCATGGACATCTCTAGCAGGTGAAAAGTATACTGCAATCGGTACATCACAAGGTTTGTTTTTATATTATGGTGAAGACTTTTATGACATCACACCTTTAGATACAGCAATCACTGGAGCTGACTTTGATGCAACAACCGGTTCACCAACTGTTACAGTCAATAAAACTTCACATGGATTACAAGATGGACGATATGTAACTTTTTCTAGTGTTACGGTTCCAACTGGATCAGGATATGCTACATCTGATTTTGAAGACAATACATTTGAAGTATTAAATTCAACTACAAATACTTTTGAAATTACAATGCCATCTAATTCAGCAGGTACAACTTCTGGAACAGGAGCTGCAGAAATATTACCTTATGTAGTTGTGGGTCCAACATTTCAATCCGCAGGTTATGGATGGGGAACATATTTATGGGGTGAAGAAGCATGGGGAACGGAGCGTTCAACAAGTAACGTGATCCTGGATCCAGGCATCTGGAGTCTAGATAACTTCGGTCAAATATTAGTTGCAACTATTCATAATGGTAGAACATTCACTTGGAATGCAGGGGCAACAACACCTAGAGCAAATAGAGCAACGGTTATGACTGGTGCACCTACTGCATCAAGACTGACACAAGTATCGGATAGAGATAGACACGTATTTCATTTTGGAACAGAAACAACTATTGGTGATCCATCTACACAAGATCCAATGTTTATAAGATTTTCAAACCAAGAAGACTTTAATACTTATGCACCGACTGCAACCAATACTGCTGGAACATTTAGAGTGGATAAAGGTAATGAAATTGTAGGAGCAGTATCAGGTAAAGATTATACTTTAGTACTAACAGATAGTTCTGCATATGTAATTCAATTCGTTGGTCCACCATTTACATTTTCAGTTAAACAAGTTGGTACTAACTGTGGATTGATTGGCCAGCATGCACTGACGTATTCTAATGGTGTTGTTTTTTGGATGTCAGGTGAAGGTGGATTTTTTATGTATGATGGTACCGTTAAAGCAATACCATGTTTAGTTGAAGACTTTGTATTTACAACTACAGGAGATAATTTAGGAATTAACTATGATGCAGGTCAAATTGTTTATGCAGAACATAATACTTTATATAATGAAGTTAATTGGTTTTATGCAAAATCAGGTTCAGAACAAATTGATAGATGTGTTACATTTAACTACGGAGAAAACTGTTGGACAACATCATCACTTGCTAGAACTAGCTATACAGATGCAGGTGTATTTGATTTACCATATGCAACTGAATACAATAAAACAGCGGTACCTAATTTTCCAATACAAGGAATTACTGCAAAGTATGGAGCATCAACTTATTATGCTCATGAAACCGGAACTGATCAAATCAATTCATCAGGTACAACTTCTATTGATGCATTTATTCAATCTGGAGACTTTGATATATCCGCAAGAAGAAGTGCTTTAGGAGGCACAACCGGTCTTGCTGATCTTAGAGGAGATGGTGAATTTATTATGTCTATGAGTAGATTTATACCAGACTTTAAGGTATTGACCGGTAATTCAAAGATTACTTTACTATTAAATAACTATCCAAGTGATACAGCATCAAGTTCACCATTAGGACCCTTTACAATCACAAGTTCTACTGATAAGGTGGATACTCGAGCAAGAGGAAGACTTCTTGCAATCAAAATTGAAAATGACGCTATAGGTGAAACTTGGCGTTATGGAACATTAAGAGTAGATATAAAACCAGACGGTAGACGATAATGAGTATTTTAGACGCATTTAATAGAAATTATCAATCTTATACAGATCAAGTTTATGGTCCTGGAGGTTATTATACCACTTCTCCAAGTAGAATGGATTATAACATAGATGCAAATAGAGCAGCAACAGAATTAATAAGTAATACGCTTCAACAAGGTTTAGGATCATTTGGAAAACCTGCAGCCGCAATTGCAGAACTTGCAGCGCCTGCACTTGCTTTTGGTACAAGTCCATTTCATGATATTGCACAAGCAGCACAAAGAGCAAAAGAAAGTTATGATATGCCGACTGGTTATGGTAGAATGTATGACTACATGGAAACTCCTGTTGGTCCTACTATGAGTGAATTTGCAACAGCAATTGCTGCAGAACAAATACCTTCAACAATGATTCAAAGAACAATGGGAGCTGCAGTTCCTTTAAGTAATAGAATACAAACAGGTTTAGATTTAATAGGTAATTTTGGTTTTAGTCCAGCTAAAGTAAATGACTTTGGTGTGACTTCAGATTTTGGATATCCTTCAACTCCTTCAGTTAGTAAAACAACAGTTTCTCAACCTTTTAACGATTACTATGGTCCAACAAATATAGATACTTCTTTTGGTGTTGCTAATGAAGAAGACGAAGAACAACCAAAATCATTTAGAGATTCAGGAACTATACAAGAATATTTTCAAAACAGAAATCCAATCACTGGTATTATGAATTTACTTGGTAAACTACCAACACCAATGAATATACTTAGAGGTGGTTTACAATCTTTACAAGGATTTAATCAAAAATTACGTAATACAGATTTTGGTAGATCACAAAATTTAGCAGAATATTTTGATAGAAAATCAAGAGCTAAGAATAAAAAAAGAATGGATGAAAAATATCAAGAATTTGGTGAAAGAGACCCAGGGGATAGAGGAAAAGGACTGGAATCTGCAGGTGTATCAGGAGGAGTATATGGAGGTGGTGCTGGTGGATTACACACCGGTGAAAAATAATGGCTAGAATAACTTCATACATACCGGAACCAAAAGAAGAGTACGATGTTGAAAACCAAAGACAAATTCTTCGTGCAGTGGATACTATTAAAACTGAATTAAATTTTTCATACCAAGAAGATTTACGAAAAGAACTAGAAAGATTCACTTGGTTCAATTCGAGGTTTGGTTGCTAACATGTCTTGCAACAATGTAAATGTTGAACCAACAGTAATTGGTGGTGGAAATGGATCAAATGCTTATGATGCATTTGGAAGATTAAGAGTATCTAATCCATTTACTATTTTTGATAGTACAAATGTAATGTCAAAGAATAATCTCTTTGATGAAGACTTAACAGGATCAGGAACAGTTACTTATACCGCAAATAAATCTACAGTTAATTTAAATGTAACTACAGCTAGTGGCGATAAAGTAATAAGACAATCAAAAAGAGTAATGTCTTATCAACCAGGTAAATCATTATTTATATTTAATACATTTGTAATGAATGCACAAGAATCTGGATTAGAACAACGTGTTGGAACTTTTGATGCAAACAATGGAATCTTTTTTGAAGATACAGGAACAGGCTATCAAATCGTAAGACGTAGTTATACATCAGGATCAAGTGTTGATGATCCAATTGCACAGTCAGCTTGGAATGGTGACAAGTTAGATGGGACAGGAGCTTCTGGCTATACACTCGATCCAACTAAAGCAACTATTTTATTTACGGATTATGAATGGTTAGGAATGGGAGCTGTTAGAGTTGGTTTTGTAATAGATGGTAAATTTATTACAGCGCATACTTTTTTAAATGCAAATAATTTAGATACGGTTTATATGCAAACTGCAAACTTACCAATAAGATATGAAATAGAAACTACAGGAACGATATCAGGTGCAGCCGTATTACAACAAGTATGTTCTTCTTGTATGATTGAAGGTGGCTATTCTCCACAAGGAGTTATTCAATCAATTGGAACTGCTTCATTAGCTGGAGTTACCTTAACAACAGCGGGTACGTTTTATAATTTAGGAACCATTAGAATTAAATCAGGAAGACCTTACGCACTTATTATTCCTCAAGGTTTTATAGCTTCTGCTGTATCTAACTCTGACTTTGAAATACAGTTAAGACAAAACGCAACTCCTTCAACAGCGTTTTCATATACAAGTTATTCTGATGATGTAGAGTATGATTTAGATGGTACTAAAACCATAACAGGAGGAACAATTATAAATAGAACTTATTT